ATTGAGATCGTCCTGCCAGACATTCACCACGATTGTGCCGTCACCCGCCGCTGCATCCGTCGTCACCATATAGGGATCGCCCGCACCGGATCCCGGATCTGTAATGAGCCACGCGAAGCCATTTGTCACCAGCGTGATACCCGTCACCGTTATGGTCTGATTCTCACCGGTGATGGTAGTCGTTGCGCAGACAATCTCTTGCCCGGCAGTTGCATAGCCCAGCGGATACATACTGTTGCTGCCGTAACTTACGGCGCCGTTGATGTCGGCCACCCCGGCATCCGTCACGCTGAACTGCACGGTGCCCTCGCCGTCATCCAGCGTCAGGAGATACCCCGACGCACTCATTTCCTGGACCTGCGTCTGAGACTCCACCATTGCGAATAGACTCAGCAGCAGCGAAACCACGACGACCACGACCAACGTAATCCTAAACGCCTTCTCTTTCCTCGACATCTCGCCTCCCCAGCACCATAAACTGTGCTGCATCGCGATCGCTCGCGCGCCAACTCGATACCCTCAGGCGCATCCGCGCCAGTCTCAACGCTCTATCAACGCCCAGGCCCATCCGCATACCCAGGATTAGCCAGCGCACCAGGAGATCGGTCCCTACAACACGCTGTGCGGCTGCATAGTTGGGTCCTGCCCCGGCAATCACCGCCGTTGCCCCCGCCGCACACAGCGCCTCAGCCATTGGACCGCGATCGCCGTAGCAATTCGCCACAACCACCACCGACCCCGACAGATCCGCAGCTGCCACCTGTGCCTCCAGCAGCGCGATCTCGCCCGCGTCGTTGTACCAGCCCCGACCGCCGGGCAGTCCGTGCAGCCGCACGTACACAAGATCGTGCCCCTCAAGCCACCGCGTATCCAGCGTCTCCGCGGTCACCGGCGGCGATGAGAGCGGCGACACACCGGTCGCAGCCCTCACCGCCTGCCGTGCGGTGTCAGTGCAGTAGGCGAATACGTTCACTCGCTGCTCTACGTATTACCCTGGAGAGCCAGGCGCCAATCGCCGTAGTACATCTCGTAGCGTGCGAAGTACTTGAAGTAGTACCGCCCACCATCCGGCTGCAGCGGATCAAACCACGCATCCTGCAGCGTCGGCTCCTTGCGCATCGCCACGAGTATCGGCTTGATCTCCTCGTTCGAGGCAATCAGATGCCACGCGGTGGAATCGTAGTACGGCGTGGTAATGTACTGAATCTTGCCGTCGTACGGGTTGCGCTCGCGGTTGGACGTGTCATAGGCCCACTCATTGGAGCAGATCTGAGCCGCGGTGCGCTCCAGCGCCGGCGGCACCACCAGCAGGTCGTGCCGATGCTCCACATAGACGCCCTGGTCGTTGACGAACTGCTGAGCCGCCACCAACGCGGTCTCGAAGTTGTCCATCGAGAGCGCCAGCGCCATCTCGTTGTCCTGATCCGTCTGGTAATCCGCCCCATCATCGGCGTGATCGTCATCGAAGAAGTCGCTGCCGTCGTAGCAGGCCCCGTAGGTTGAGCCGTCACCGCCGTTCAAGACCTCGAAGACGCGCTTGTTGATGTGCCGCGGGAAGTTCTGGCCGGCAGCGCGCACCTTGCGTTCCAGCGTCCCGGTCCGATCGTCGTCGATCGCGTTCTGGCTAATCCAGACGATGATCTCCCAATCCTCCGGCGAGATCGCGATTGACTTCTCGATCATGTCCTGGATCTCACGCCCCGTGGTGCTCTTCACCGGCATCGGTGCACCGCCCAGATCCACCAGATCCATGCTCTTACCGTCCATCCTGACTGTCATAGCCACACGCTGATACGGCAGCTTGGCCGCCCGCATCGCTGTGAGGAAGCCCGTGCGGGCCCCCGCAACCAAATGCTTAGGTACGTTCCCTGAAATCATCCTACCCTCCTGACCCCTAACTCACTGAATACCGCCGGGCGTCCGGCGGCTGGACTATGCGCCGGTGCAAATCTGCGGCGTGATCAACTGCACGTAAGCGTAGCCGTTCAACACGCGGTGCAACTTTCCGATCTGCGGGTTGTCCGCAGCCGTGGCGCTCAGCGTGCCGCTGTCGCTCATGTAGACCGTGTCACCCACATCGGCATCGGTGAAGACGGTGCTCTTGAACCCCATGATGGTCGGCCAAGAGTAGATCTCAATCTCGTTGTCGGTCTCCGTGTCCGTGGTGGCGACCGTTTTCTCCTCAGCCGCAATGCCGACAAAGATGTCGGTCGCTGCCACCGTGGTCGCATCCAGGAACCCGCGCGGATAGACCGTATCCGCACTCTGATCGATGATCATCGGCTGGCCCTTGTAAATGTGCTGGGCCGCACTGTTGTCCAACACCCACTTCTCGCTCTTCGCCTCACCCAGGAATCTGAGGGGGGCATTGGCTGTAAGATCCGCCATCTCTACCTCCGCTGTCTCTTGCTCTCGTAATAGTTATCTGCCCAGCACCGAAGCTACTCGCCGGCTGCCTCGAACTCGCTCAGGTCATACTCTGCCTGTGCGCCATCGACGACGTCGCTGTTCAGCTCGAACCACTCATCAACGGTCTGCCCCTCCTTGACCCAGGCACTCAACTGCACGGCCATCTCTTCCGGCAGCGTCTTCAATCCGGCGCTCCCGTCGCGGCTGGATCCGGCCTCTGAGAAGTCCACGACCTTGGCCTGCAGCACAGCTTGGAATAAGGCCAACTGCGTCTCATCCATCCCCGCCATCAACTCGACCAACTCAGCAGGGTCAGTGCTCAGTCCGGCATCGCCGCCACAGATCTCGTCTGCGAACTCGCGCAGCTTCGCGCGTTCTGCCATCTCGGCTTCGATCTTCGCGCGCTCTTCAGTACGAATCTCCTCGCGCAGTTCCGCTTCGCGCTGACGTTGCTCGGAAAGCTCCGTTTGCAGCTTGGCGCGCTCCTCCTCCCGGATCTTCTTCAGTTCTTCTTCGGTCATGTCCCCAACCTCCTCGTGACTCGCTGATTCGTGATTCCCTGATTCTGCCGTTTCCCCGGCTTCGACGTCACCGTCATCGCCGCCCTCTCCATCACTATCATCGCCGCCGTCAACATCCTCAACGGCTTTGAACACACCCTGGATCGCGGCCATAATGCGCGCCAACAACCCCTCCTGCAGCTCGATCCCAACTACGCCCTCGCTCAATTCAACGGGCCGCAACCCCTTGACTGCAGGGAAGTTGACAAGCGAAATGCTCTTCAACACACGGCGGGCCAAATCAATCGTGGCGCTCATGTAGCGATAGATCCGCTCTCCGACCATGCGCTCGCCAAGCTCGTTCCAGTTCACACTGGCTAGCAAGCGGTCGCCATCCCGCCAAACCTTGGTCACCCAGCCCGCAGCCTCAGCACGCTTGTGCTCGACGTCGATCGGCACATCCTGACCAGCCTGGTCCGCCGCAAAGTTGGCCACCAACGCATCGAGAACCTCGTCCGAGATCACGACCTCCTGACCGTGAGCATCGGTGAAGGTGCCCACGCGCAGAAACTCAACTGGCCGCCCCTCGGCAAACTCCGTAAACAGAAAATCCCTCATGCCATCCTCCCGTCACGCAGCACTTGAAGCCACCCGCTCCACAATCTCCAGCCCCGCATGCGCTAACAACGCGTCTATCTCGTCAACGTGCGCATCCACCACGTCATCCGTCGTCAGCCAGCGACCGCGATGCACACGCGCCTGATCAGCAGGTCCCTGGACCTGCGGTCCGTACGGTGTCGCGTTGCCGATCCTGGCGTCCAGTACGTGCCCGCTGACCGTCACATGCGGCGTCGCCGTTGTCCATAGCCGCCCCAATGTGCCGGTGCGGCGATAGTTAGTTCCCGGCGGCTGCGGTGGATAGCCCGCGGCATACGTGGCCAGCAGCAACAGCGCCTGATGCACCGTCGTCTCCAGCGTCTTTGACGCGGCGCCATCGGCCTCACGCTGCAGCGCGTCCTGGAGAGCCTTCAACTCCTTCATGAACTCGGACAAGTTGCCGATCACTTGACCACCGCCCGCACATCGCTCAACATCTGCCCGCCGTAATTGGCACTTACGACCATCCCGTGCAACTCACGACAGCCCGCAGCCCGGCCCCACGGCGTGCTCAAAGGTCGCTTACAAACCCTGTCATCGCGCACCGTATACCAGACCACGACCCATTCGCCATTGGGCAACAACACCGGGCGCGTCGCACAGCGACAGCGCACGTGCGCCGGCGCTTTCATCTCCGTGGCCGGCAGCCCCAATTGCTGCCGCACCTGATCGTTGGCCTCATCGAACGCGCGGGTCACCTCGGTCGAGGCGATCATATCCGCGCGCACATCGCCAAAGGTCGGCGCCAAATCCTTGACCAAGTCGGGCAATGCGGCCCCGGTCTCGATCCAATTGGCCACCGCCTCGCGAACCCCGGCGCGCGTCGTCTCTGTGATCCCCACAATCAGATCACCGACATACTCACGGGCCCACGCCGCCGCTGCAGCATTGATTTGCGCCCAGTCCGCACCGCCGCCGACTTGCTCCTCCGCATCCTCGACGACCAGGCCCACCAGCGACCGCACTACGGTCATCAACTTGCCTAGGAACGTCCGGCGGAATGTCTCTGCCTCTGTCGCCCAGAACGCATCATCCTCGGCGATATCGTGATTGCGCTTTGCGGCAGCCAGAACGCGCGCCAGCTGCGCTTTCAGAAACTCCAGGATCTCACCGGAGAAGGGCCCTTCGAGCGCGCGGCGCTCCCGATCGCGACCGTCATACGCTGCGAACTCCGCGAATTCGGCAAAGTCACCGTCGTCCTCATCCCCCGCGTCACCATCGCCGTCGGCATCTTCGCCGTCATCACCATCCGGATCAGGTCGCGTCCCCATCCCGTCGCGCGACAGCGACGGCATGCCCGTGCGCTTGCGGATCCAATTCTCGTCTTCCGGCGTCCAGGTCAGCAGATCGCCGACCTGCTGCAGCCAGCTCCCGAGCTGCCCTAGCGCAGGTTTCTCGACCTTAGTGTGCGTCAGCTTCGCCTTACCGGTGATCTGCGGGTTGTACGCCAACAGCCGCGCCACAGCATAGGCATTGATCACGTTGGCCATCCGGTCCAACAATCCATCCGTGGCCATCAGGAATAACTGCGACTTGTCCGAACCCAATGCCCACGAGCCTGTCTGACCGGTACCCAGGTTGATAAAGTCGGCCAGCATCGTCTGCAGCATCAGCAGGCGATAAAAGCGGATCGTATCCAGCATCGCCGCAGCCCCGGCGTTGTTTGCGCTCTCCAGATGGAACTTCACGCCCTTCGGAACGCTGATATATTGCTTTGCATCGACAGACAATGCCTTGCCCGTGGTCTCAATCGCAGTCTTATCTTCCGGGCTAGGCTGCTCCTCCAGCTCAAATACCGGCAGTCCCACAAAGCTGCGCTGCCATCCGATACCGTTAAGGATCTGGAGGTTCTTGACGTAATACCACGTCTCGTAGAGCGACTCCAGCAGCGCCAACCCCTCGGGATTCCCGCCGTCACGCTGGAAGGTAAAGTGCAGGCTCTTGTCGATCGGGATTGTAATCTCCTGATACGCCGGTGCGGGCCGTTGAACCAACGCCTGCAGGCCGCCGGATACATCGAACTCCCACCGCGCATAGGACGACTGGCGACGCACCGCCCACTTGCGCCACCCGATCGCGCCGGCCTCCCGGCGCCTGGCGACC